CACAACAAGTTCAAGAAGAACTTAATCGATCCATAAAACTTTCAAGAACGAACACGATGACCTCTACAGAATTTACTGTGGGTGCAACAGATAGAGCTAATAAAGTTTTAGCTTTTGATTCTTCAGGAGAACTTTCAGTTACTCAAGAACTAGGAACTTTCAAAGGAACTGATGCTACTGTAACTACTGCAGCTTATGTACAAAGAGATATTATTAAATCAACAACCACAGCTCAACTTAACAATATTTATATTTGTGTAGCTGATTCTGTTGTTGGAGATAGTTTAACAGACACAGATCATTTTCAATTATTAGTCGATGCTGTATCAGCAGCAACTTCGGCTACCGCTGCAGCGACAAGTGCAACAGCTTCTGCTAATTCAGCTACTGCTTCTGCTTCATCTGCATCAACAGCTTCTACACAAGCATCTAATGCTTCTACATCTGCATCTACTGCATCAACACAAGCAACCAACGCAGCTAATTCTGCTACTGCCGCAGCATCAAGTGCTTCAGATGCCGCTGCATCTTTTGATAGTTTTGATGATACTTATTTAGGAGCTAAATCTTCAGCTCCATCTGTTGACAATGATGGTAACGCATTAGCAACGGGTGCATTATATTTCAATTCATCTACAGGAGCTTTGAATGTTTGGTCAGGGTCTGCATGGATAGCAATACAATCAGATACAGATGTCAAAGTTTCAGTATCAGCGAATGATACAACACCTAACTTCTTACTTGCAAAATTAACTGCTGGAACAAATATTAGTTTAACAGAAACTAATGATGGCGGTAACGAAACAATAACAATAACTAATACAGGGGAAGATCCAACAGCTCTTGCAATAGCATTAGGATAAGTATAAAAGAAAAAAGGAGATATAAATGGCAAACACTTTTAAAGCAATCAACTTCGCAGCAGAACCCGCTTCAGCAGGTACACCTTATGTTATGTATACAGCAGCAGGAAGTACAACAACTGTAGTTCTTGGTCTTGTGTTAGCTAACATTCATACAACAGCAGTAACAGTTGAAGTAGAACACGTTAGTACAACATCAAACAGAGGTGGAGCAAACAATGTTGCTAATGGTACATCGTTTTTAGTTAAAGATGTAACGATACCAACAGGAAGCTCATTAGAAGTTTTATCAGGTTCTAAAGTAATTTTAGAAGCTGGAGATAAAATTCAAATTGATTGTTCAGTTGCTGATAAAGTATCAGGAACATTATCAGTCATGGAAATAACATAGGAGTTTTAATTGGCTTATATAGGTTCACAACCAGCAAACAAACCAGTAGTTGCAAGTGATTTAGACCCAGCAGTTATTACTGGTCAAACAGCTTTAGCGGTTTCTCCAGCAGATACTGATGAATTTATTTTATCCGATGCTGGTACACTTAAAAGAATTGATTACAGTTTAATTAAAGGTGGTGGAGCTTTTACAAAATTAATTACTACAACAGCATCAAATTCTTCTACTATTGAATTTACTAGCACATATCTTACTACAGCTTATCAAGATTATATGGTTGTTTGTTCAGGTCTAAGACCATCAACAGACGGAGGACAAGATTTATATATGAGAGTAAGTGTAGATGGCGGTAGTAGTTTCAAATCAGGTAGTGATTATGTTTATGGTCTAGATGGAGAAGATCAAAGTAGTGAATTTGAAACAGATTCAAGTGCTGGAACTACACAATTTCTTCTTAATAACAATCAGTTTGGTGCTAGTACAGGCGAAGTTGGAAGCACAACTTTACATTTATTTGATCCTTTAAATCAAAATAGTGATAATCAATATTTTCATTTTACTATGAGTACAGTAAATTTAAATGCTAGTAGTGCCACATTATCACAATCACATGGTGGCGGTGCATATAAAGAAAGTGGTTCAGAAAATGATCCTATAAATGGATTACAATTTTATTTTGCATCAGGAAATATTAGTTCGGGAAAAATAACTTTATACGGGAGAGCAACATAAGGAATAAATTATGGCATATATAGGTAAACAACCAGTAGTAGGAAACTTTCAAAAGTGTGACGCAATATCAGTAGTTAATGGTCAAGCAGCATACACATTGCAAGTAGGTGGAACTAATGTCGTTCCTGAGAGCGTTAATCATATGCTAGTATCTTTAAATGGTGTACTTCAAGCACCAACAGATTCATTTACTGTATCAGGTTCAACATTAACTTTTGCTTCTAACCTAGCAACAGGTGATGTCATAGACTTTGTAATGATACTTGGTAATGTTTTAGATTTAGGAGTACCATCAGACAATACAGTAACTGCTGCTAAATTAAATAATGATATTATTTCAGGTCAAACTGCTTTGGCTTCTGAACCAGCTGACACAGATGAGTTCTTAGTTAGTGATGCTGGGGTATTAAAAAGAATAGACTACTCACTTATAAAAGGTGGTGGTGGATTAATTCATTTACAAACTCAAAATATAACAAGTGGTGTTTCTTCAGTAGATTTTACATCAGGAATTGATGGTACATATAATGCTTATCAACTCATGATTTCAGATTTAAAAACAGCAAGTGATGATGTGCAAATTTTTATTAGAACAGGTGATCCAACTGAAGGTGGTTTTTACAGTAATAATTATGGTAGAGCATCTATTGGTAGAGATAGTGCTGGAAGTACACAAGTAGCAAGTGGAAATGGTAGTGGTAATTTAGGTGTTAATATAACAATTCCAAATCTCGGCAATGCTTCTGATGAATGTTTAAATGCTACAGCTTATATAGGAAAAACAACTCAAACTGATACACATAAATTAATTTATGGTCAAGCTTCTTATGTTCAAAGTAATGGTGGATTTAATTTAAGTAACTTTTGTGGTGGTCAGCAAAACCAAGTTCGTGCAATAGATAGAATTCAAGTTATTGCAAGTTCAGGAAATATTGATAGAGGTAACTTTACACTCTTTGGTGTAGCAAATAGTTAGGAGTAAAAAATGGCTCTTAACTTTGCTACCAACAATTCCTTATCAGCAATCACAGCAATACCAGCTAGTATTAGTGGTGGTGGATTAAATTTAATATCTACACAGACAGCTAGTGGTAGTTCAACAATAGATTTTACAAGTGGAATAGACTCAACATATAAAGAATATATTTTTAAATACTATAATGTTCACCCATCAACTGGTGCTAGTTTATATATGAACTTATCAGCAGATGGTGGAAGCAACTATAATGTTACAAAAACATCTACTGCTTTTAGAGCATTTCATCAAGAAGATGATGGTGGTGCTTCATTAACTTACTTAACAGGATATGATTTAGCACAAGGTACAGGTTCACAAAGAATATCAGGTGCTATAAATGCGTCTAATGCAGACGAAAGTTGTTCAGGTACTTTACATTTATTCGATCCAAGCAACACAACATTCGTAAAACATTTTTTAAGTGTTACAAACGCATACGGAGAAAGTGTGTATTCTCATCAATTATTTATAGGTGGGTATGGAAACACAACATCAGCTATCAATGCTGTACAATTTTCATTTAACACAGGTAATATAGATTCAGGAACTTTTAAATTATATGGCGTTAGTTAAATACAATAACAATTCTATATCTGCTGTTACTGCTTTAGATAGCATAGCAAGTGGTTCTTTAAATTTAATTAAAACAACAACAGCATCAGGTGTTTCTAATGTTGATTTAAATCATGGAAGTAGTGGAGTTGTATTAGATGGAACATACGATACTTATTTATTCAAACTAATTAATATTCATGTATCTAATAATGCAGTAGATTTTAGTGTAAATTTTAGCACAGATAACCAATCAACTGCGGCAGTTAAAACTACTACTCATTTTATGGCTTATCACAATGAAAGTGGCTCTTCTACCTCTTTAGAATATAGAGCTGGTAATGATGTAGCGAATGCGGCTGGTGATGCTAATTTAGCAGATAATGTTGGTAATCACTCTGACGCAAGTTTAAGTGGTGAACTTTTTTTGTTTTCACCTTCGAACACTACTTTTGTTAAACATTTTATAGCAAAAGTGAATTTTATGGAACAAGATAGCACACCTTATACAATGAATGCTTATTCTGCTGGATATGTTAATGTTACTGCGGCAGTTAATTCTGTGAGATTTTTACCATCTGCTGGAACATTTGACGGAACAATAAAATTATATGGATTAAGTAAATCATGAGTATAATTAAATTAAATAATAGAGCAGTAAAAGATGCAACAGCAGTTGGTTCAACAACACAATTAGGTAATTTAGTTTTTATATCTAAACAAACTGCCAGTTCATCTGCTAGTGTTAGCTTCACATCAGGTATTGATAGCACCTACAAAGAATACATATTTTATTTTAATAATATTCACCCAGCTACAAACGCTCAAGGTTTTTTTTTCAACGGAAGCACAGATGGTGGAAGCAATTACAATGTTACAAAAACTACAAGTCTTTTTCGTAATAGACACAAAGAAGATGGTAGTAATGGCGAACAAACTTATGATACTTCAAGAGACATAGCACAAGGCACAGGTGGTGCATACCTAAATGCACTTTTAAGCAATGATGCTGATGGATCTTTATCAGGATATTTACATTTATTTGATCCGAGCAACACAACTTTTGTAAAGCATTTTATTTCAGTAACTAATGAAATGAATTTATATGGTGATAGTTCAGTAGGAACTCACAACGTTTTTGTTGGTGGATATTTTAATACTACAAGTGCTATTAACGCAGTAAATTTTGCAATGGAATCAGGAAATATAGACGCTGGAACAATCTCACTTTACGGAGTAGCTTAATTATGATACTAACACAAACACAAGGAGAAAAATATGGCAAGATACAAAATGGTAAATGGAGAAAGAATCCAATTTACAGCAGAAGAAGAAGCAGCTAGAGACGCAGAAGAAGCAGCTTGGGAATCTGGTGCTTTTGATAGAGCAATGGCAGACCTAAGACAAAGAAGAAATGCTTTGTTAGCAGCTACTGATTTTAATGCTTTGTCAGATGTTACAATGAGTGCTGATATGACAACGTACAGACAAAACCTTCGTGATCTTACGAATGGTTTAAGTACAGTTGCTGATATTAATGCTGTTGTCTATCCAACAAAACCTGAATAATTTATATAAATAATAATTCATATCTGTTAATAAATTAACATGAAGTTTATGTTAATATTAAAGGTATGTTCTGCTGTACACATGGATTGCTTACCCGCAATGAACGATAGTTTTGTATTTAATTCTTGGTCAGAATGTGCTAGTGCAGGTTATCTACGTTCTATTAAAATAATAAATAGTATAGATAGTAGTATAGTTAATGAAAATAAAATGGTTGTTAATTTTCAATGCGTACAAACAGAGGAATCATAGGAGTATATATGGATAAAATGATAGGAATCTTTTTAGAAGAAATAACAAAATTTTGGGAAAAAGTAAAAAACTATGTCAAAGACAAAATTAAAAAAATCATCTGCAAGTGTAAAAAAAATTAAAGAATACGCAGAAAAAAATAATAGTATTCGCATCTCTTATCACGAAAAGGTGTGTGCGGAACGTATGAAAACTTTATTCAAAGCTATAGATGAAATGCGTTTAGATATTAAGAACCTACACTCTGATATGAATAAAGGTAAAGGTGTTATTAGTTTTGTAATTATAATAGGTGGACTTTTAGGAGCTGTCATAGGTTTCTTTAAACTAAATGGCTAGACGCAGACAGACAGCTTCTGTTGGATTATATAATGAACTCATTGCTCAAGCTGAATTTGCCAAAGACCCCAACAAGATTGTATTCGTACCTGCTATGGGTAAAGGACCAATCGACATGGTAGTCCTAGATATAACCACAGGTGAGTATCAAGCCTATGATGTGAAGAGTGCAAATTATAGAAAATCAGAATATACCCCCAAAGATATGTACAAAAGAAGAGCAGGAACACTAATAAATAGACCCTTGACATCTGAACAAAAAAAATTAAAGGTCAAAATATATTACAACAAATGAAACTATCGAAGCATTTTACATTAGAAGAGTTTACCAAGTCTATGACGGCTCAACGTAAAGGTATTGATAATACCCCAGGAGCAGGTGATATAAAAAATTTAGAAGATTTATGCTACTGTGTTTTAGAACCTATAAGAAACAAATTTGACAAGCCAGTTAGAATAAGCTCAGGTTATAGAAGTGAAGAACTTTGCGAAGCCATTGGTAGTAAAAAAACAAGCCAACACGCAAAGGGACAAGCGGCAGACTTTGAAATACCTGGAGTACCCAATGTAAAAGTAGCTTATTGGATTTCTAATAACTGCGACTTTGACCAACTCATCCTTGAATACTATAAGAAAGATGATCCAGCTGCAGGTTGGATTCATTGTAGTTATAATGAAAAAGGTAATAACAGAAAACAAATATTAACTTATGATGGTAAGACCTATGAGAATGGATTACCAGATATGAAGTGGAAAGATGGTAAGGTAGTAGAATAATGTGGTTAAATTTATTAGGCATGGGAGTCAAGACAGCTGCCAAACTCTATCAAGATAAACAAAAAACAAAAGAAGCTCTATCAGGAGCTAAACTACTTCACGCAGAGAAGATGAGACGGGGGGAGATAGAATTTTCAGGTAAAGTATTCGAGCATCAGAAGGGAGACTGGAAAGATGAGTTCGTTCTGATTGTATTATCAACTCCCATCTTCATGTTAGCTTACTCTGTATTTACAGATGATCCAGAGATAGAAAGAAAGATGGATCTGTTCTTTGAGAAACTACAATCCATGCCTTGGTGGTTGGTTGGACTTTGGGTGTCAGTTGTTGCTGCGATCTATGGTATTAAAGCTAGTGAGATTAAAAACTTTAGTGGCAAATGACAATTAAAAATGCTTTCACACAACAGTACAATAAAAAGATAAGTTTATTATCTCAACAAACAGGCAAGTATGGCAAAAAGAAAATTAAATCTAGAAAAACAACCACACGAAAGAATAGCAAAAAGTACTAGCTTGGGTAGACGACCTAAAACGTCATCTATGAATAAACATAAAAGACGTAATTGGAAAAAATATAATGCTCAAGGTCGTTAGTTTATTAATCATCATATTGTTTACAGGATGTTCTAAAGATATTAATTTAGATCCCATACACACAGTAGGTAATAAAGTATTTCAAACCTTATTTCAAAAAGCTAAATAATCTATGAAACCCATAATGATTACCTTAATGTACTTAACTTTTGGTGGCGACATCAAGCTAGATACATTTGAGATATTTACAAGTTGTAGCTCTTGGTTTAATACTAACGTAGCAGTACATGAGAAGAAGAAGAAAACCTTTCTATCGAATCATTACTATTACAAGTACCAAGATAAAAAAGTTATAGGTTATATTTGTGGGGGAGAAGAACCAAGATGAAAGTTAGCGAGAATACATCAGTAGCTATGCCAATTAAAAATATGGTGGGTATTATTATCGCTGTAGCTATGGGTGTCTTTGCTTACACCGAAGTCACTGCTAGACTTACATCATTAGAAACTTCACGTGAATTATTTCAAGCTGATCTACTTAAAAAATCTGAACAAAAACCTACAGACCAAGAACAATTTATGTTAATTGAAAGTTTGTTTGAAGATGTAGAAAAGTTAATTAAAAATCAAGAACAGAATATGACAAACAAAGTTAATATAGAATTTTTAAGAAAACAATTAGAAAAAACTTTATCTGATGTAGAAATATTAAAAGATAAAGTACGAAAGAATGGAAACGGACACTAATGATAGCAGAAATTGTAGCACTTCTTATGTTTATAGGACCAGATATTAAGGAACATAGAATACAAGAGTCTATGTCTGTATGTCTTAAACATAAACGTGAAGCCATGAGACAAGTCAAAGATAATATAGATTATAAATGTATTAAATCTAAAGCAGAAATTGAAACAAATATTGATGGATCTAAATCTATCAAATCATTGATCTTAGAATAATGGAAATCATTTGCTATGTCTTTCTGATGCTATGGCTCATGGGAATATCTGAATAGTGTATTGTATCTTATGGATGCGTAATGATAAGTGGGAGTTGTTCACCAATGAGATATGGGACACAGAAAAAGAAGCCACAGATTATGCTAAACGTGGAAACTTTAAAAAGAAAGATAAATGGAAAGTTGTAAATTATTTTAAAGAGTATAAAATATCATCATGGCGATAAATAAAGCAAAAATGAAATGCAATGCACCTAAACGACAAGTTCAAGGTGGTAAGAAGTTTGTTGTTAAGGCTTGTAAGGATGGTAAAGAAAAGATTATTAGATATGGAGATGCTAATATGAAAATAAGAAAGTCTAATCCTGCAGCTAGAAAGAGCTTCAGAGCTAGGCATAATTGCAAAACTGCAACAGATAAATTCACAGCTCGTTATTGGTCATGCAAAAAATGGTAAGAAAAAAAACCTGGTCTCGTAATAATCTAATCTTAGTATGTGGAAAATGTACGATGTGTGAAAGAGAACTCTTGAGTAATGATGGTGGGTGGATTATAAATGCAGAGAAGAAACATTTTTGTGAACACTATGGTGAGAACACAGAAAGTTGTTTCGATAAATATATAAAAATGGAGAAACAAAATGTACGGCAAGAAATCAAAAGGTAAACTTACAGCGAAACAAAAGACTTTACCTAAAGGACTACAAAAAAAGATAATGAAATCTAAGGCTAAGAAGAAAAAGTAATGGCTAAACTTTGTGCAAAAGGTAAAGCTGCTGCCAAACGAAAGTTTAAAGTATACCCCTCTGCGTACGCCAATATGTACGCAAGTGGTGTATGTTCAGGTAGAATCAAACCTAAAAAAACAGGTAAGAAAAAATAATGTCAAAAGGTTTACGATCATGGGTACAAGCTAATTGGGTAGACATTGCTAATCCAAAAAAAAGTGGTGGCTTTCCAAAGTGTGGTCGTAGCGGTGGTGAAAAAAGAAAAAACTATCCTAAGTGTGTACCTGCTGCAAAAGCTAGATCAATGTCAGCTAGTCAAAGACGTGCTGCGGTATCAAGAAAACAAAAAGCTGAAAGAAAAACAAGACAAGATAAGAAGCCTAACTACGCTAGGACTTAGCTAATTCTTTTTTCACGATCTCGTAATCTTTCCAAATATATTCTAAAGGTTTCCATATTCCTGTTTGTCTTACCTTTGCTCTTCTATAATGAATGATCGTAGAGTGATCGTAATTAAAAAACATTCCTAACTTGGGTGTTGAGATTTGGAAGTGTTCTAAAATATAATTAATAATAACTGATCGTGGTTTAATCATGTAAGCTAATCTTCTTCTGCTCATGATTTCTTTGGTGCTAATATTATAATGTTTGCCGACAGTATATAATATCTTATTAAAAGTTTCATAACCTACAGGGTGCTTGTACTCGACTTGCTTTCTAATTCTATCTCGATCTTCTTTCATTTGTAGTTTGTCTGCAAGTGCCTGGCTTTTATAAACTAAATGCGTTTCAGCTAACCTGTAACCATTCTTAAATCCTGTTCTATATATCTGTAGTTCTCTTGGTGATAGTTCTCTAAACATGATAGCTTTCATACCAAGTTTAATTTGTTTCTTTTTCTTATTGATTATTTCTAAGTGCATAGTACCCTTTCAGTTGTTGCCAACTTTTGTTGTTGTTTTAACTTATCTAATTAATGACTATCTATTTGCCATTAATTGCTCTCTGCATTCAGTCACTTTCAAATGTAAGCTATAACTTTCAGCTTTTAATTTGTTAGCTTTCTGTACTGTTTGAACATACAACTCACTTTTTTTCCTTTGTTTGTCCATCAGTTTCTGCAGACGCTTTCTGATTTCCATCAGCATCCTCCTTCACTATTGTGTGATCCCATTTAATCTCATTGACCACGACTTCTACTAACTCTCCCTCATTTGAGGGGTCGGCAGCTTTCTTAACGGAATCAAAACTTTCTACATATTTAAAGTTTGCATCTCCGTACTTTGTTCTTATAACCTTTTTGGTGGATTTGTCAATCATTGTAATCTCTTTCTAATATAAATTCTAGATTTTGCATGGCTTTTAATATATCCTCTTTACCATTTTTAAAGGAGTGTCTCGACACATACTTCACAACACATCCCTCAGCAAATTGCATACGATTAGCTTGTATATATTCAATGGGTTGGATTTTAAAATTATCTTTGTAGTGTGAACCACCAACTTGTTTCTGTAATTTATTTTTATTCATATTGTTTGGAGTCTGTGGCGAAGGAAAACAACGTAAGAAAGTCAAGGGTAATGACTAAAACTCCGCCACAAACTTAGAGCCTAAGCTCTATCTTCTGTAATTACCATAAGTTCCAGTTTTTTGGTAGGGTTTTTTATACCCACCCATTGCTGGTTGTCCACCGCCACCTGCTGATGATTTACTTGCATCGTTAGGTTTTAATGAAACATTTACACCACCTGTGGCTTGTCCATCATCTGTTTCAGCACCGAAAGCAGCTTGACTATACCAACCATTGGCTTCTTGAGGGATATTCACACCAATAGTCCAGTTTTTGTCAGGTCTTTCTTCATTTTTGGGTGCAACGAAAAGAGGAGTATTATCTCCTTGTTCTTTTTTCATTTTCATTACATCCATAATGGTTTGCTTTAATACAGGATGGTTCGCAACAAGTTTTATGTATATATTACTCATTATGTTCTCCTATTTAGTTCATCCCCTCTTGTCTCTAACAGATCACTTATCTCTGCGTACAATTTGGGACTTTTGTTTTTAAGTGCAGTTTCAATATAAGGATCAACTTCTTTCTTGACCCTTCTGTATTCATAAATGTTTTTACATCCTTGAATATCAGACATGATTTCTTGCACATCTTTGTTTACATGAGTAGCTTGGCTACCATGTTTCGGACCACTACTTTGTGGAATTTTGTTAGTTGAAAAAGGTTTTGCATTATAACCATCTTCTAAATCTAAACCTGTTTTCAAATGTAATGCGTTTAAGTAAGCATACTTCTTGGCATAACTCATACCATTACCTGTACCAAACTTATCCAGGTTTCCCATAGCACTACAACCAGATACTTCTATAAATTGTTTAGGATCTTCAACATCGTGTATCTTCATGTTGCAAGTCACCAATATAAAACTATCTGTCATTTGATTTTCGTATGTACAAACAGGATATAAGCCATTGTTCAACAAGGCTTCCATTGCCACCTTTTGTACTTCGTCATGTAGTAAAGGGTTGAAGTGCATACCTTGTACCTTCTTACCTTTGGCTACACCACCTGCTTCACAGGCAGCTTTGTGTAATTTTTGATATATATTTATCTTCATGCGTCTATTCTCCATAGTTGTTTTATTATTTTACGTTGTTTGTCTGTTAGGTATTTATAATGGTAGTAATGATTAAGATCAGGAGGTTCTGAAATGTCTGCTAACTTTTGCAAATCCCCCTTACAATAAATAATCATTTGTTCCCAGTTATAAATTCTGTTTACCATTAGATTGTATTGGTATTCTAAATGGTCATCATACAATGCTGCGTGTGTGTCATCGTAGATTAAATATTCTTTATCATTAACTAAAACTAAAAAAGGTTTCTTGCCTGTACACTTCCAATAGAAAGCCACTTGTTTCCAATAGTCATCAAAGACAGCATCATCATTAAGTGTTTGTGTTTTAAAATAGTATTCATCTTTACCTTTTTTCTTTACGATACTAGGTGGTTTAGTTTTAAGCTCTATAAATAAACCATTCTTACCATCTGTCTCATAATCAATACGACCTATAATGTCGTGTAATAATTTCTTAGGTTTGTTCATGACATATCGTTCAGAGGTAATCTTATTTTTGCCACAAAGTTCCTTGACCACCTTTCTTGTTTGATCAATCGTTCTATGTGCATACTCAATCATGTGTTCTCTTGCGTAAGCATCTTTCTCATCAACAGGATCATACTTATTAATGTCATCTAACTCCTTGCCAAACACCTCATCATAGTTCCTGTTAGTTAATGTTATGGTTTTGTCTTTATAAAATAAAGTTTCACATTCCATTCTTTGAGCTGTGTTATTAACCAGGTTTCCAAATCTAGGTTTGTATTGCATAGGAAACATACTTCTTTCCTCGCCATCGTGATGACCATAGTTAAGATTAAATTTAGCTAGTGGCATACTAGAGCTAGAAGGCGACCAATGATCTAAACCTTTACCATTATTTAATGTATTGAAATATTTTTTATCACTCATTGTTTTCAAGAGTCTTATGTCATATCTTTTCCACATTGTCTATAGTTATTTTATAGTTGATTTGTGGATAAGAATACCTTATTGGTTATGGCGAAAGGAAACAACATGAAATTAAAAGAATGGATAAAAGAAGAAGGCTTAAGTTGTAGTGAAGCTGCAAGAAGATTTGGCATTATGAATATTAATCCTGCCACTAACGTATGGAGATATTGTAATGGTCAAAGAATACCTAGACCTAAAGAGATGATTAAGATTTATAAAGCAACGAATAAAAAAGTACAACCCAATGACTTCTATGATCTCTAAATATAAAAGAGTTAAAATTACTTGGTTTGATATTTGTTCTAGCGATGAAGCATGGACACATCAGTCAGAAATATTAGATCATGATGTAGCAACCTGTACCGATGTCGGCTACATATATAAAAAAACTAAAACCAAACTATGGCTCTTTACTTCTTACTCAGAAGATGAAGATGGTTTATCTGTGGGTGGTGTGACTTGCTTTCCTATGGGATGTATAAAAAAAATTGAGGTATTAAAATGAAAACCTACACAGTATGTTATACTAATAATATTAACGATTATTATATTAGTTTTGATAATACAAAAAAAAGAGATCAATTTATAAAACAATTAGATTTATCTAAATATAAAATTTTTAAAAAATTTAGTAGCAGGTATTAATATGACAGACATCTATATGTTTGACGATAGCGATCTAAAAGACAAGGTTAAGGAGTTAAAGAAAGAACTTAAAAAAATCAAAGACGATAAGTTTAGAGGAGAGTTAGATTTAGAAAAACAAATAGACATATTAAAAACACAGATTGATCTTAAAGATTTAGAAATAGAAATGATAAAGAAAAAATATGAAAAGAAATAAAATGATAAGGGTATTATTCTTAATTAAGATATGTAGAGATAGAGGTAAGCACGATCTAGCTCTCAAATTAATTAAAAGATATAACATTGATAAGGTTAAGTTAGAGGAAAGCTATTACGACTAATGGCTTACCAACCTCTACCTATTTTCTGCACGATTAAACCTAGTTTCATTCATGGTCTAGGTCTATTTGCAACAAGAGAGATTAAGAAAGAGACTGAGCTAGGTATATCACACATACAAGTTGATGATACACTATACAGATTACCACTTGGTGCATTTATTAATCACTCTGAAGATCCTAACTGTGAAAGAGTAGAAGTGAATAACAAATGGTACTTGAAAACAACGAAAGATATTATGAAAGATGAAGAACTCACACTAACTTATAGTTTGTATAAAGTTTAATGGCACGTTGGACTTACGCATTTTCCAATGGCAGCTATAACGATTGGCATAGGCAGTACGAGGGTATCGCTATGATAGATGTTGATAGTGTTGAGTGTTGTCCCCAATGCTACGAGCCTTTGGCTATGATTGAGACGTGCTATGATAAAGGACAGAAATACAAGTCTACTACCCTCTTAAAAACCCTTGCTAGTCGGCTTAAGATACCTAGTTTTTTGGTATTCTATAAGAAAGTGGGTCAGGGTAGCCTAGCTTTTCGGATCAAACGTCTATGGCTCTCTAATGCAGAGTTTGAATTAATGAATGAGGATGAATGGGTAAGGGAATTATATCAGTTGCAGCACGAACACAAACAACATTGTAAATATGAAACAAAAGTATGATCCACACATAAGAGTTAGGTTTGATCTCTTT